GCTAAAGTACCATCTGCATTTGGTAAATTGTAATATCTTGTATTATTAATTGGAATTAAAACGTTATTAAAAATAGCTTGTTTTGTCCCACTAACAAAATTCCAAGCTAAAGCAAAATAGTAATCAGTTTGAGCATAAATTGATAAATAACCTACACCAGCAAGTGTAAGACTATTATACATTTTTAAATTTAAAGCACCACCACTTGTACCATCCCCATTAACATTAACTGCATAAGAAGATAAATTCCTTGCGCCTAAATCAACATTAGTTGTTGCGCCAGTATAAGGCACATAACTACTAAGGTTACTTGTCAATGCTAAAGTACCACTTGCGTTTGGAAAAGTAAAAGTTCTTATTATATTATCACTTAATCCACTTAAGTCTAATGCAGCAGTTTTTGGATTGCTTACAAATGTGGTTAAATATATACTATTATTAGTTGAATTTATACCTGTATAACCAATTGCAGTTGGTAAAGCAGAATTACTTTTTAACAATAAAGTACCAGCGTTGCTTCCATTACCATCTAATGATAAATTTTGAGTAAACGTTTTTGCGCCAGTAAATGTTTGAGTTCCTTCTAAAAGCGCAATTGTTCCTGTTGCATCTGGGAAGGTATAAGTAAATGAAGTTGTATTATTAAAATTTAAAGTACCAAAACCACCGCCACTTAATCCAACTATCAATCCTGTTGTACTTGCACCTAATCCAATATATCCAGCTTGAAATAGATTCATATTTTGTTTTAAATATAAACCTTGTTCAAATTGTGAAGGAACACTAAGAGTCTTTATTCCTGCAATCGTTTGACTGCCTGTTGTTATTAAACCCCTATTAGAAGCACTTGCACTTGGTATGTTAAAAGTATGCGTATCGCCACTTGAAACAATGTTAAAGTCAGTACCGCTTGTACCTGTTGTTATATATTGTGATTGGTCAGTTAAGTTATTTAAAGAAACCATTCCCTTTGACAAAGTAGTGACTACTTGACATAAATGGCTATTCTCCGTATGCAAAGTAACTGTTCTGCTATCTACGTTTACATAGATTCTAATTGCTAACCTATCCGTTACTGCTAAAGCGCTTGTAGGAACAGGAATAGCAAAATAATAAGGTGCTATGATAGTACCTTGATTAATATATTCTGGAACACCAACACTTGACCCTAATAAGGTAAAAGTTGTACCATCATACTTATAAAGTTCTGCATAGAAAAAAGGATTGCCTGTATCGTTACTAACACTAAAATAAAACTCACAATTAAAGTTACCGCCAGGAATTGATAATACATCTGGGTCATTAGCATCGGTTAAATAACTCGCTACATATCCATTAGCTGCAATAGCAATGTCAGTCCCAGTACCTATAATTGGTTCTTTACTTAACTCTCTATAAGCCACCCCTCCTATTGTACCTTGTGAAACACTTGAGTTAAGATAGTAACTAACCGAACTACCACCACCACTTGATGTTGGGAAGTCTGCTAAAGTACCATCCCCTCGTACATATTGAGAAGCAGCACCATCTAAAGCGGTTATTACACCACTATTAGCCACTACTGGACCTTGTATATCCCTAATCTTTGCTTCGCCTGTTACTTGTAATTGACTCATAATATTTTATTGAAATAATCCACGAATATACTCACCAGATTCTAAAGGTCTACCAAAAGTAAGAACCCCAGTTGAACTTATAAACTTAACATCATCACCCGTTGGAGTTCCTGTTGTTAAAATGTTTTGTGCATCCACACCACCTCTTGAAACGTACAAACAAGCATATCCGATTGTGTCAGCAAAAGTAATTGATGTTTCCCCACCACTTGCCGTGTAACCTTTTGTCTTAACAGGATTTGCACCTACTATAATCACACCGCTTGGGTCAACCTCCGTTCCTGTTGTATTGTATGCACCTGTACCTTGTAGGCTTACGTTATATGTAGCCACATCCTTATAAGGTGCGTTTATTGCTAAACTTGATATATTACAAGTTCCGTTAATAATTGTTAAACCATCAACCCCGTTATCCACTACGAACTTAATTTCTATTGGTTCTCTTGCTAACTGCTTTTCAAGCATAAACAAATAAGAAAAACCAGTCAAAGTAATCAAACCATCACAAGTTACATTCCAAGTAGCCACATCGTTTTTATATTCTCTAAACCAAGCACTTGATTGACTTGTTACCTCTTTTTGGTCTACGCTTACATTAAACGTACAATTTGTACTACACGCAAAAGCAACATCAACCTCTGGGTCAACATCTGTTCTATGCCAATAAAGCATTACGTTATTTCCTATTACTGCTGCCATATTACAAATTTACGCATTATTAAAATATCTTTTTGGAGTTTCTATGGTAACATCTCCAATGTAATCAACAGTAGCAGTTGAAGCATTATCAACCATTGTAATCTCTAAAAGTTGTATTTGACTTGTTTCATCCATATAAGGATTTGATGTAAGCCTATTTATTAAAAACTTCTTACCATTATAAGACAAAGCATTTGTGCTTGAATCTTGTATTGTATATGTTTTATCAAGATAAATAAATCCATTTGTTCCAGATATTGCTCCCAAATCACCTTCTAAAGTAGCTATATTCTTATTTAATAAATTTGAATATTGGCGCATAACTAATTCAGCCAACATACCAAAATCTTCTGGTGGGTAACCATATCTGTACCAATCCCTCCAAATAATACCTTCTTCATCAAATAATAAACCTACATTATTTTGTATTGGTGATGCACCTTGATTTGGATAAATCGCACTATAAGGAATGTCTATATCTGTTGCAATTTGTGATGTTGCACCAATATTCCTTGTTAATACAACCTGTTTAATTGATGCATCATTTTGCGTTAGCTTAACGTTCTTTATATATCCACCTGTTGCGCCATTTGCTGCTTCAAACTTAACACCTATTAATCCTTCAATAACTAAACTTAAATCTTGTGAATAACCCATTGGTATATCAATAGTATTATTAACATAAGTATTAAATGTATTATATGTAACATCCCTAAAATGTACTGAAGTTGACCAAACATTATTATCTCTTAAATAATAAGTTACACCACCGATAAAAGCCGTTATATAAACTCTTATTTTATCTCCAGCATTTGCACCTTGTAATTCAAAAGATAAAGTAGCCTTTGTGCCATACATTTTTGGCAAATATTCATAAGCCGTAGGCAATGCAAAATAGTTTTGTATATAAGCATTGGTGCTACCACCTAAATAAAAAACTTCATACCTATTTGATTGGTCTTCATTTAAAATAACCAAAGTTGCTCTTGATGGGGCAACCTCAAACTCACTCCAGCCATTCGCTCTTAATGAAGAACCAGAACCAGTAGTAAATTTAAAAGTTCCATTATATATATAATTTGCAGCGTAATTATACGGCAAAGTTGATTCAATAGTTGGGAATCCTTTTCTTACTATTTTGGTTTGACTATTATTTACAAAATGAACATTACCATCTTGATAAGGTTGAATGTTTATTGTATTTGCTAATGTACCATTACCACTTACACTTGGCGCATCTTCAACAACATATCTTGTATAATATATTGTGTCAGCTTGTTGATTCATTGGCAAAATATACCAATCTCCATTTGCTTGGAATAACCTACAACCAAAAGTCTTAATTATATTTTCTAAAATAGTATAATAATCTAATTTATAAAAATCCCTTTTGTATTGATACGTTTGACTAAATGGTTCATCTCCACCAGCATCGCCTCTGTCAAACATTCCATCTGCATAGTAAGAACAACAAGCATAAATAAATATCATATCTTCAAATGGCAATTGATTTAAAGAAATACCAATAATGTCAATTAATTTAATTAATGAATTTACATTTACATCACCATCATAATATATATATCTTAAAAATGAAAGTCCATCAATACAAGTCATACTTACTTCTTGGTTACCTGTTGTAAATGGAACTTGAAGATAATCGTTAAGTAAAAAACCTCTCCATTTGATTACGTTATCAATAACTAATTCAACGTAATATTTTGTTTCATCAAAGTTTAATAAGTCTGGGAAATTATCGTAATCGTCTTGATCTGATATAATAAAAGACACATTTAACTGCGAAGATATTATAAAAGCAATTGGGTCTTCATTTGTAGCATTTGGTACTAAAGAAACATTTGTTCCTATATATGGAGTAACTGTTGCACCAACATAGCTTTTTTCGTATATCTTAACTATTAATGATGTTTCATTTCTTAACTCTTGCGTTATTGTATATCTTAATCCGTATGCCATTATGCTAAACTAATGTTTTGTCCTTTAAGATTAGATGCCTTTTGCGCTCTATTTGTAGCTAATAATAAATCTTGTCCTCTTAATACAAATTGACCTCCATTTTGAGTAGAGCCAAAATCACTTGCTAAACTTGTTAAACCTCCACCTCCACCTACAGTTGGCAATCCCAATGCAGTCATAACAGCTTTAAATATTAAAGCCTTAAGAATCATTGCAGTCAATTGAGCAATAATTTGTTTAAATGATTCCTCTAATGCTTTTCCTATATTTTCACCATTTGCCATAGCTTGAAACATTGCTTCAAATGCTGGTGTAATTGTATCAGTAATTCCGTTTGCTAATTGTAATTGAGTATTATATGCTTTTAATGCCGCTTCATTTTTAAATATTTGTTCAGCATTATATTGTTGAGCAAACATTGGTAAATCCTTACTTAAGTTATTTGGTGTTGCAGGTGTTTTTATTTCATTTTCGGTTTGTATAATTTGAGTTGTACTAACCTTTAAAACTCTTGCTTGTTTACCTAATTTTTCAACACTTCTAGTTGCCTTATCGGTTGCTTTTGTTGTATCATCTGCACCTTTAATAAAATTAAAAAAAGGATTCCCAGATGCACTAACATATAAATTATTTACCTCTGTTCTTAAACCTATAATTCCACTTCTTAATGCCAATGCTTCATTTCTTGCCTCTATGTTAGCATCCTTTGCTTTAGCAATTGCACTCGCTTGATAAACCGATGCGTCTGCATATCCATTAATTGCTAATTTAGTTGACTCTAATGTTGCATAATATTCCCTTCCTGTTTGTATTATTTTTTTATTTGCTTCAGCTAAAGCAATTGTCTTATTAGCAATTTCATCAATATATCTTGTAGTAATTGCTTGTGCTACCAACGCTTGTGTATATAATTCAACTGCGCCTCTTGCTTGGTCAACAGTTGTAATTGTTGATGCGTATGCTTTATTTACCTTGCTTAATTCATTTACAACCGCTTTAAATGCCTCTGCCCTCCTTTCTTCGCTTACATTTGCATTTTGACTTATTGTTAAATATGCTTGTAATCTTATTCCTGTTTCACTTGCTTCGGCTCTTGCATCTCTTAAACTTTGTGCAAATTTATCTTCAGCCTTAGACGCTTCAGTTGTACCGCTTATAAAATCTGCTATTTTAGGACCAAATGCGACTAATATAGAAGAAACTGCACCCAAAGCTAAACCAATACCAGCTGGCCCCATTAAACCACCAGCCATTGCTTTTAAAGCAGCACCAGAACCCCCAGCCTCTTTACTTAATCTTTGGAATGATTCTAATAATGGATTCAAGTTATTCGCAATACCTATAAATCCGTAAGGAGCATCTTGCGCAACCCTTGATAAGTTTGTTAAAGCATTTGTAGCTTGATTGCTTGTACTTGGCAACGTTTTAAATGCAGTACCTAACTTTGTTGTTGCAGTTACTGTTTCTTGTATATTTTTAACCGCTTGTTGATTGTCTGCGGTTATCGTAATTTTTAACGTTTCTTGTGCCATTTTATTATTTTACTCCATACAACTTTAATGTCCTTGCCAATTGTTCTTGCGTCAGTTTTGGCTTATCTTCTTCAACTTCATCACTTGGCAAAGGGAAAAACGATTTTAAGCTCTTTGGACTTTTCTCACTTGTATTTACTTTATAAATCAAATAAGCCACCATCCTTGTTCTTTCCCACTCCCTTACCTCTTTGTTTTGATAAGCCGTTTTATATAATAAAAATTCTCGCCACGTCAATTGCCAAAACTCGTTAATCGTTAAGCCAACTTCAATAGCGAGAATAATTATTGAGTCCCAACTATAAAACCCTAATTTTTTTTTTCGTCCGTTTCCTTTTCTGGCTTTAAATCTGGAGTCATTGAGTCTTGCATATATCTCATAAACTCAACCAATTGTCCATCTTTTGCAGATAACCCACCAACTTGATCTATCCATTCGCACACATCAAATTCATCAAAGTCAATAGGCTTTTTAAGGCTCTTGCATCCACTTTCTGCTGCGGCTTGTACGATATGAACGATTGTATCTAAGTCATAAACCCCTCCAGATAAAACCTCAATTAGCTGCATTAGATTTT